CTTGCTTAACCCAAGTTAGTAGTATGCGTTGGATTACCTATTTATAGGTACGCTGAGATAAACATCCAGACTATTGATATCAATGATCGTGTCTTCGAACCGGCTGTTGGGTATTAGTAGTCAACAGTTGTTTCATTATGAAGTCGCCCCCCCTTAAGGGTACAAAGTAGTCTTATTGTGTGGTTCGCGATCGATATGATGGTCACCCTTTGAACAAAGGTCTCTATGTTCCTCAGATATGAGTTAAATATCACCCCCTCATTAACATGTAGGATGCTTGTCCTACTTAGTGTTATTTCCCGCCGCGTGTTCCCGACGTGGTGTAATATTCCGGAGAAATGCTTTTCTCCATCCCCTTCCTTGGTCTCTTCATTGAGCCCATTCCTTGACCCCTGCTTTATTCAGCTTCGTTTTCTGATAGAGTAGTAGTCAACTGTTTTTAGACATTTAAGTATTGTAAATCTTTAAATTATTCTGAAATATCTAATAGTTCTAGCTAATTATATTTTCAGGTAGCTAACACTCTCTGACAAGAGTGGATTTTTACATAAAGCCATACTGGTGGTACAGCTCCTTGAGAGCCACTGGTAACTCGTGCAGTAAAAATCTAGCACTTACTAAAACGGTAGTTGAACTTCGTACAGGAGAAAGACCTGGCGGATATAGACCGAAGTCTTTGAATATTTGAGAGATGTTCAAAGTTTAGTGTGAAGAATAGTACAATTATTATCTAAGGATGATAGCGAGATTTATTAAACAATTTGTTTGATTACATGAGACGGACCTAACGAGTTAGTGCGAACTATATCGCACACACTCGCCTTCATGAAATATGTTTTCCAAAATTAACAGATTACCTGAAGAAGGCATCGTCACCTCTCAACAACCACTCTACTTCGGTAGGATGGTTTATGGTCTTGAAAATTTCAAGGCTCGAATGCAAGCTTTTTCTGAAAAGCGTAAGTTGGTTACTAATCGATTTTTAGTATCCTCTCCCAAACTTATGAAAGCTTGTTCTCTTCCCCTCCCAATTCCAAGTTTAGAAACTATGATAGAGCCTCTATGGCCCTACTTACAAGCCTTTGCTTGGTTCCAATATGATTTGTATAACAGTACTTCCCTTCGAGAGATGGCTGTAGCCATCGCTCGATTTATTGTAACAAATTGTTCTTTCCGATCCCTATGTGAATTTTGCAATTACATAGGTGAATCAGTCACAACATCTTTTGCGGGATTGTTTGATATGATTCATAAAGCATTTGAAGCAGACTTTGGAAGTTTGTATAAAGGATGCACTATGGGAGTTGATGTTGCCAAGCAGATGCTAGCAGCTATCAAGATTCTCCCAACTAGTGCCGCAGTTAGCACTAGTTCCAAAGTACTAATGGGCGTTTTAGCAATGCCTGTAGTACAATCTTTAGGACTTGATTTTTCAGCAAGTGGATTGTTGGAATTTCAAAAGCACAATCTTAAGAAGTTTGTGTTTACTTCAACCATTGACATGGTCAAAGCAGTTTTAGAGATGTATATCGCAGTCGCTGAAGTTGGGCATCAATGTTGGACTGAAAAGTCACTGCGACCGCTTTTGCGAGCTAATGACAAAGTCACTAAATGGACTAGTCGAGTAGCAGCTATTGAAAATGATCTAGCTACTCGCTATACTGATATTGACTACGATACTCAAGCAACACTTGATAAGATTTCAGATTTGATAACTGAAGGAGAGTGCATTGCTTTGGATACTGAGCATAAGTACTTCATGAAGGAACAGCTCCTTAGTTTGCAAAAGAGGAGACGTGAGTTGCTAATGAAGCACTCCGTTTCTGCTTATCGCAAAGCACCATATGCTATTTTGATTGCCGGCCCTCCAGGTATTGGTAAATCTTCAATTATTCAACAAATTGCATCGTACTATCAAAAGACTGTTGCAGTTGAAAAGATTATGCCAGATTTGGAGTGGAATCCGAATATCCATATGTACACCCGTAATCCACGTGATGACTATTGGTCAGGATATAAAGGTGCGCGACAATGGTGTGTTGTTGCTGATGATTTAGCACTGGAAAATAGTAAGCATGTTATTGCTGGAAAAACTAATTCCGTTGATGAAATCATTCGCATTGTTAACACAGTAGGCATGGCTACTAACCAAGCTTCAATTGAAGATAAGGGAGTTATTCCTATTTATCCAAAATTGTTTATTGGTAGTACTAATGTCAAAAATCTTAACGCACATCTTGCCGTTGAAGATCCAACTGCTGTGTTGCGTAGATTCAAGCTTTATATCACTCCTTTTTTAAAGGATGAATATCGTGATCCCAACACTGGAGTGTTTGCTAGCACTTCAGAAGTTGTTCGTGATGCTTGGGTTTACCAGGTACAAAAATACAAAATTTCTTTTACTAATGATGGTAAATGGAAGGGTGAATTTGTGTACCAATATCCTCCTGCTAAAGCAAGTTGGTCTGATGATGATGATGATAAATTCACTTTCAGTGCATCCCAACTATTTGCCTTATTGCGTACTAGTATCATAGATCATGAGAATAGTGGTGATATGATGACAAAAGCGTGCAGGGATGATGCGGAAACTGAACTATGCGAAGAATGCAAAATTTTTAAATTTTGTTGCTCTTGTGTGAAGTTCAAAGGTGTTTCCGAAACTGTTAACAAAGGATTTATTAGTTCGGGTTTCGATTTGCTTCAAACCCATGTAGTAGACCGCGTTAGCAAAATTGCAGATGGCTCCGTAGCCGCTGCAAAGAAAATTAGGAACGAATCGATCGTTCTTATGTTTTCACCTCTGGTTAAAGCAATCGGAGTTGAAGAAACTATCCGGATGATTGCGGAAGTTTATTTTGACGGAACTGATGAGGTCCGTGAGCGAATAATCCAGAAGCTTAAAGCTCATGGAGATACGTTCGTTCACAAAATGATCGAAGTTTCCAATGATTTGCGGAAACCAGAAGCGTTTCGATTGAGATCCTCTATGTTGCTCAAAGCAGCAGCTGGAAGTGCTTTATTGGTAGGATTATATGGTCTTTACCAGAGCATATCCGATTCTCAAAAGAACGCTACCCCAAAGCCAAAAGAACCAGAAACCTTGGAATCAAAGTACAAGGCAACTGGTGGTATTTGGGCCAGCACTAAAGATTGCATTCTTCCAAAAGAAAAAGCACTCAAAGGTGATGGACTAGATTTGGTTCGGACTGTTTCAAAGAGTATGATACATATTACTGTTCAAAATCTCTGTGAAACGTCTGCGTGGGAAGCCCGTCAAAGCGGTTTCTCACTTGGCGACGGCAACGTTGTCACTGCAGGACATATTTTTGACAAGAAAGCTAAGTCTTACATTGTCGAAATTTTGTATGCCCCTGAAACATCGTTGAATCCAGCGATGTTGTTTACTGTTCAACCCAATCAGTTAACATTCATGGGTGAAGATCTGGTGATCCTTAATTCGCTAAACAATATCCCTCGAAGAAATTTATTGACAGAATTATCTGCTCACGAATATCGCGAGAAGGGTAAAGTAAAAGTTGTTAAGAGAGATCCAAAAGGTCATCTGATTGTTGATGATGGCCACATAACTGGATATGAGGATGTTATGTACACTATTACTGCGGGTGAGCCTATTCATTTGCGCAAAACACCAATTGTTGTTAAGCGCGGAGATGATGGTCAACCTATCCCCACTAAGTATGGTGATTGTGGATCCTTGGTTTTAGTTGAAACCCCAGTTGGATGGAAGATCCATTCAATGATCGTTGCTGGTGAGCATGCCAACAACGGCGCAGCAATAATTCTCAAAGCTGATCATTTCAGTCAAAGGAAAGTGTTGTATGCCTTTGAATCGGAAAACCCAAAGTATCTGCAAGGTACTTCTTCTTCTGGACCTATGTTAACCCAACATCCAGAACATAACATGGCCACATGGAGTGGTGGTGGTTTTGGTGAGGTTATCGGTAGGTTCAAAACACGTATTCAAGGTAATTCTCGAGTATGCTATACCAAACATGGTGAAGAACTTGAAAAGTTACTTCCCATTGCTGAGGTATGGAGTGCTCCTAAAATGAGAGTTGTCTGTGAAGATGGAATTTGGCTCAATTGCTGGGCACTATCCATGAAGCATCAAATTAATCCAGCTACTGGATTTAATGAAAATGCTTTGCGTCTTTGTATGATGGCTTATTTTGAAGATGTTAAGGCAGGTCTTGGTGAACGCATTCACGAGATCAGACCTTACACTTTAACAGAAGCTATCAATGGTGTTAAAGGAGATCCTTTTGTCAACCGCTTGCCAATGAACACTTCTGGTGGGATGAGATATCCTGGTGGAAAACTCAAATGGCTTGTGGAAGACGATGAAGGACTTTTGCACCCTGGACCCGAGCTTCTTGAAGAACTGCACGAGGCAGAAGAAGCTTGGCAATCCAATAAAACCCATGGTTTTATGCTTAACGGTTGTCTTAAAGATGAACCAGTTACTCAGAAGAAAGCCAAACTTGGTAAAACTCGCGTTTTTACTATGGCTGATTTTAGTCTTATCATTCTTGAGCGTATGCAGTTTCTCGGCATTGCTAAGATGATGATGACTAACACATTCATTACCGAATGCACAGTAGGTATGAATTGTTATTCTGATCAAGCTGAAGCGTTGTACAATTATCTTACCTGCAATGGTGAGTTGTGCGACCAGATGATTGCTGGTGATTTTGAAAAATTTGACAAGCGTTTATGCGCGCTGATTTTGAAAATTTGTTTCGAGTTTATGACACTCATCTGTAAGGAGAGTGGTAATTTCGATCATGATGATATTCTAAACCAACTTGGTATCGCAACTGAGTTGAGTTATCCAGTAACCAACTACAACGGTGACGTGTACCGTATGTTTGGTGGAAATTCATCTGGTCACTCGATGACAGTTCATTTGAACAGCATTGCCAATAGTATTTTGATGCGTTATGCATTTATGATGACTACTGGTAGGCATCCAAATGCTTTCAAAGAATACGTGCGCTTAGCAACTCATGGTGATGACAATGCTATGTCTTCACGAGATGTTAAGTTCAACCATACTTCTATTGCTGAAACTTTGAAAGCTCATGGAATTGGATACACTATGGCAGAAAAAACTGCTGAAAGTGTTCCATTTATCAATATCGAAGATGTTGATTTCTTGAAGCGAAAGTTTCGTGAACTATGTGGCAGAATTGTCATGCCTTTGGATAGACAGAGTATCTACAAATCATTGATTAAAATGGTTGATGGAGCTCAATGCACTAAATCCAAACAGTCTGCTGATGCTTATCTAGCAGCAAGGCGTGAGATGGCTTTACATGGTGAAGAAGAATTTGATAGGTTCATAGCAATTGTGGATCCGATCATGCGAGGAGATCCGGATATTGCTAATGAAATGATCGATAAGCACTTCCTAGGTTGGGAATCTACCTTTGGATGGGTGTGCTCAACAACTGAGTCTGCTCAAGGTGATATTGATCAAACTGAAGAAGAGGAAGTTGTTCTTAATATGTCAGGTGTTTCTGCAATGACTTGGAGCTACGAAGGACCAACTGAGTGTAGTCCTGTGGAGTGTGTTGATGGAATTTTCCCGTTCTGTCATAGTAACACTTCCGACATGAGATATCTTTCTGATGAAGATAGATTCTCTATTGTACCCCTTGAAAGCCTTTATGAACAAACATGCAATCTTTGGCCTGTTTGGAATTTTTGGGTTTTCAATATTCCCGTCCTTCTCCTAAAGTTATTCCTGTTCTATTCTCCAGTGTTTGGTTTGATTTGGAATCTGACCGGTGCTGATAGAATTGAAAAATTTGCCACGTATGCTGGAGTAATCATCCTCCTAGCCTTCTTTAAGGCTATTGAATGGATGAGTTACTTGTACGTGGATTATCCTAGATACGTTTTAGACAAAGTCGAGGCTGGTGAACTCTTCACGAAGAAAGAATTTGCATTCTTTTTAGTGTGGTGTTGTATCGGTCTTCACGACTACTGGACCATTTTTGACACTTTGCATCAGTGGTACTATTGTCTAGTATGGGATTTTGGAATGTACTAACTCCGTCCAGCAAGACATTAAACTGCACAATAGTATTTTAACAGAGATGCTATTTGATTACCAATTCTGTTAGGTTTGACCGACTTAACCAGCGGTTCTTTGTATGTTGGCTAATCCCCACATACATCGTAATGATGATTACTGAACAATATATTATTGAAATGTGCGGAGCTCCCCGCCAATGTCGTACAAGAGAGCACGTTTATGCTGACGAACAAGCAATTTCACAGCCACTACTCATGAAGGGAGTGACTGATGAAGAACCCCTCTCAGAAGAGCCCAATCTTGTGGTTCATACTGGAGGTCAGGAGACTGAATACGATTCCCATTTTGACAGTGGGTTTGCAGATCATCTCCAATTAGATACTTTCTTGGAAAGAAAGTTCTACTATGGAACCTATTCCTGGGCTATTGGAATGCCACTTAGCGTTTCTTTTAAACCAATGGAATGGTTTCTAAATCGTCCCGATGTGATGGCGAAGCTTGACAGTTACACTTTGTTTAAGTGCGATTTCGAAATTGAAATCAATGTTAAGGCTACGAAGTTTCATGTTGGAATGATTATGGCCTCTGTTAGACGTGGTGGATTAAATAACACTGTAGTGGATATCACTAGTCAGAAGCATTTGATTACTTACTCGCAGAGACCTCGCATCCTTTTGGATGTATCAACTCAACAACAAGGCATGATCAAGGTACCCTTTGTGTACCCTTATCCGTGGATATCTTTGTCAACAACATCAGATATTCGCACGCCTGTTGGAACATGGCCAACTGTAGATATTGTAGGTTTTGGAGACCTAGCTGCAGTGGGCGCAACTACTGGTAACGCGGAAGTTAGTATTTTCGTGCGTGCCAAGAACATCAAAATGGCCGGGGCAACTACTGCTCCTTATGTTGGTGTTTCAGAATCACAACCTCTAACCCTTCACATGAGAGGAGTTAGTAGTGCTAGTATGAAATCCACTAAAGGGCGTACCCCACCACCAAACGCAGTTGATGAATACGAAGCTAAAGGGCCCGTTTCAAAAGTTGCTAGTGTGGTAGCCGATGCAGCTGGTAAGCTGCGTGATGTTCCTTACATAGGGAAGTTTGCCTTAGCTACTCACATTGCGAGTGGTGCTTTAGGGCATATCGCTTCTCTATTCGGGTTTTCCAGACCCGCATTAATCGATGATCCTACTCGCGTTATTCCTAGACCAAGCGATTCTTTCGCTTTGGTTGATGGGAAAGCAGTTACTGATAAATTATCATTAACTTCTAAGCAGGAGGTTTCTGTCGATCCATCCGTTATTGGTTTACCATCAATTGATGAAATGAGTTTCAATTACCTAAAGAAGGTAGAAACTTATTTAACTAAATTTGAATGGCATCCAACAGATACAACGGATACTACAATCTTTCAGTTAGTAGTAGATCCAATGGCCGAGGATTCGGTCGGTGGAGCAACAAGTCGATACTATCCAACTGCATTGTCATTTTTGACTAAACCATTCGGTAAATGGAGAGGTTCTCTAAAATACCGATTCGTAATGGTAGCGTCTAAATTTCATGCTGGAAAGTTGACTTTTTCATATGAACCAACTGAAGGTGAAGGTGGAGCTACATCTGATGAGCTCTACCAGAGGAGACAACACTATGTTGTTGATTTGTCAACAGACCTTGATGTTGAATTAACAGTAAACTATCAAAGGAATTTGACCTATTGTGATGTGGTTTCATCAATCTCATCTCCAATAGCGTATTTCAACACAAATGGAACTTCAATTTCCGCTTCTCCTCTAAGAACCAATGGTACTATTTATGTACAGCCATATACAGAACTCACCGTAACTGATGATGTTACACCAGTCAAAGTACTGGTGTTCATATCAGCAGGAGATGATTTTGAAGTACAGGAACCATGGGTTGACAATTGGCACCAATTGACGTATAAACCAGTGTCTCAAAAGCAAGAGCCAACATTGCTCCTTAAAATGAAAGGAGTGACTGATGTTGGATCAGCTGAGCTTGGTGAGGTATCTCAAGGTGACCAGTTTGGAGAACGCGCAGCTACTCAAACTATTTTAACCAAAGATGTTAATAAAGTTGAGCAAGGCGCGTCTCCGGTTTTTTATGGCGAAAAACCAACCTCTATGAGACAAATGATCAAACGATGGTGTCCATACATGTTAATCATGCCTGGATTCTCCGATAGTTGGTATATGACTCATAGAGATTTCCCCTTGTATAGGGGAAAGGATACTTCTGGTATCCATTCTTACGCTTCGGGCAATTATGACTACGTGTGTAATACATACATTAATTATTTAGCTCCGGCGTACGGTTTTTGGCGTGGATCGATTAGATACAGGTTTAGAGTCCTTCGTGGTAACACTGATGAAATGTTTGAATTTTCAGCAAGTAAATACAACGGACCTCTATTGAGTACTACTCCACAAGCATCAACAATTGATGTAACCAATTCCAGTACATTAGCTGCATCTGGAGTTCCCACTTTTCAGTGGGAAATTGAAGGATCTGCCATTGCTAGAAAATCAACCAACGATATGTTAGATTTCGAAGTTCCGTACTATTCTCCAATGAGAGCAAATCTCGTGGGATTGGCGGACGATAGTTTTCAACAAGCCGATGGTTATTGTTATGGAAATAGTTTCTTTTTGGACGTTTTTGATAACGATAAGGCGATTTTCAAAAGTAGTGTTTGTGCTGGGGATGATTTCTCATTTATGTGCTTTAATGGTGCACCTGTGTGCTATTTTCAGTCCGACCCAGCGGCCGTATAAATCCAGGATTGAGCCTGGTGGACTAGCGTTTAACGCCGTCCGGTTTAATTCGCATGTGTGGCATGCGAGCCTTTTAGGTACCGCACCCCGCCTCTTAATGAGTGAAAGTTTTTATCTTTTCCTTTCTTCATTGAGAGGAAGAGGGAGTTTTGAGTCACAATATTTTAG